GTCCCTCCGCATATGAGGCCTATAAGGTCACCATTGAATGCAATGAGAGCATATACCAAATCTCCGGCCATGGCTTCCATAATGCGGATATCCCGATCAGTGTAGCCTGGTAGCTCACGCGCAGCGTCTATCAACAATCTAATTGAGGCTAGGAGAAGCTGTGACGATAACTTTTGGTCGTAACTTTTGTAGTCGCCAGCGATCATTCTCTCCTCACCGTGACGGGTAATGTGCTTATACAATTGTTCCCACTCACGACTATGGGCGTTTATGCCCACGGCCGTCTCGCATATTAATGGGTTCATCTGGATGGCACGGATCAAAGGGAGGAAGTGTCCTCGGACGTTAAAGGTCAAAGCCAAAGTACTAGCGTATATGGTTCTACATTTCTGCTTACCAGGTTCGCTATAGGCTATCACTTCATCCTTGAGGCACCCCTTCGCAACAGACCCTGCCCTCTCACCTCGTTCATAGCACGCCATGCTTCGGTCAATTTCCTCTTGAACGACTGGGACAAATCGCACGGCTCTACCCTTCTCGTCGTATTCAACGTGGCGAGACTTGGGTCCTGAACCCGGATATCCTATGGATGTGTCCAAATGGATGGGGTCCACGAACCTCAAACCGGGTATGCCATGCAAATTCTCCTCATAAGTAAGCGGTCTGAGAGTATCCCTCCACTCTGGTCTTTGGAAAATGGGTATGAAGTGGACCTTAAAGTCCGCCACTGCCATCTGCAATAACATTGGAGGGAATGGGTGGGAAGGTTGCGAAAGGCTAGCAATACATTTTTGCCAACCAAACCATCGGGGGGAAATCGTAGGAGGACCATATATATTAGGCAGCTCCATAATGTCCATCACGTGTTCGCTAATTGGGGTGACTTTCACGCTAGTGCTAGGCGTGGTCATACCAAAACACCCTCCGTAATATTCTATCTGAGAGGGGTTCGGCATGTAATTGAGACACGACTTATAGTGTAGCTTGGCTGCGGGTTGCATAACTTCCATGCCCATTTGCTTGGTAGGGAAAGTCTCGAAGTTGCCTGTTATCAGGACTGTCTCGAGAACTGACAATTCATCAATGACGCGGTCAAGCGTACTCTTGAGAACAGACCCGTACACTCCATAGGGGGTGGCCTCTTTGCCACCAAGATGGAAACCAGCGATATTCACTCCTTTGGCTTCGGCTACAACAACAGCGCCGCAAAGTCCTCTGAAAGTGTCCATTCCGAAGTTCTTATAGTAACCTCCTGTGAACTTGACTCCGACTCCAGTGTCGATGCCGTCCTGTGGCACTGCCATACCTTTAGCAGTAGTCACCTTGCCGTCCTTGCTTCTATATACTAGCGTGAACGGGAGTTCAGGTAATGGCACCAATGGAAACCAAGGGGTCAGATCTTTAAAGGACCCACCGGCGTGACAGAAACATGCCACTAAATCCGTATCTGGTATGCGAACTGCTGTTTTCAAGGACAAGTATGCTGGAAACATTCCCCCGGATTCAAGTGGTGCAGATTTCCGGAGGGTGCACTTCAGAGTATCAGTCTGAGCATCTGTGAAGTAATGGTGAGGAACCATGAGAACGCCAGTCTTAACGAACATTGCGTTCAACGCCATAATCCCATTTGGTGTTTCCACCGATCCATACACTAAATTGCGCTCGACTATCTTCACGAAATCATCTCTGTTAGTGCACAACGCTTTGTGGGAGAAAGGAAGCTCTCGTTTGCCTGGCGTGGCCCACGGATTTATCTCCTTGTCCCTTGCAGCTATCTGCTCAGCGTTCTCTGGCATGAGAGTGCCTTGCGATTTGGGTCTATTCCTTATCACACGGTATATCTTTGACAAAGTGTAAACGATGCCAACTGCCAGCGCTGTTCTACAAATGTTCCTAGCGTTGTCGTCTCTCCAAGCCTTCAATGTGGGAGCGATAGAGTTCCGCTCAGCTAGATCAAGCACATAAAGCTCATCCAACGTTGCCACCATCTTCTTTTGAACAGTCGACGTAACGGCCAACAAGAAACAGCAAGTGAATATGAAGTGGAAGCCTTTAAAACCTCCACGGTACCAAGCTATCAGTAAGAGAAGGGACGAAATACCATACTGTATCATAGTCCATCTGAAGAACTTGTAGGCAATTTCCCTCGACTCGAACACGCGAAGCATGTTTTGTACTCTAGGGTCTTCCATCCATGGTGTGGGGACGAGTTTGAGCCAGCTCCATCTACACCTCAGCAGTTTAGCCATCTTTAACATGGCAATACCGCTTATGGCGTCAATGGTCTTACTCGTGTGTGATGCCGCCTCTTCAGTTCTTTCTGAAACAACACCACTCAACACGTCCCAACCCCTGGCCAAACAATCACCATGATTATAGTCATAACCGAAAGCCTTAGAGAGCCTATGCTCCCAAGAATCCTTATTCGGGTCACCAAAGACCTTTCTTTCAACATAGTTAGCGCACCTATTATAGATGTACATACCAGTGAAAACTTCGAAACCGGATTGCTTCGTCATTGACTTAAACCACTTAGCGTCTTGCAAAGCCAGGGCAACTTCAGACTCATCTACTTCCAATTCATCGGTAGAATCTTCGGAAGACGTCGAGTCATCTTCTTGCGTAACCGTGTCGTATGAATGGCCATCTTCATCATGTTTGTTGCACAAGCCCTTGATCTGCTTACACTTCTTCGCTGGGCATAGAGTAATGGTTCTGGACTTATTCCGTATTATAAACTCTTGCTCGGCTCGATGCTGATGAAACTTGGTTATCAGGAACTGCACTGCCGTCTTTATAGAGACTTTGGCGTATGTGATTCCCTGCTCCTTAACAACAGCATACTGGGCTACGTGACGCAAATCTTTAGGCTCAACTGCCTGCTCAATGGTGATGTACCATAGATCGTCGACTGGGATGTCGGACATTTTGTCACCATAGCAGTCTCTGACCTTAGTTGGGTCGAGTCCACATTCCTTCCCGTCGATGATCAATTGGAATTCTTCCCTGGCCGCAACGGTGAGCACATATTTCA